GAAAGTGGACGTTCGAAATCTCTCTACCAGGAGAGAAGGAAGTCTAATCCTGAAACATCGAGGGTGTTTAGTGGCCATGCTTATAAAGAATCGATCGGTGTGGACGTAGAGCTGTGTAACAATGGTGATGATTGCGTCGTTATTTTTGAGCGCAAACATCTCAACAAATTCAATCTTGGATTGCGGAATTTCTTTGTCCGCTATGGGTTCGACCTTACGGTTGAGCCTCCCTGTTACACTTTCGAGGAAATTGAGTTTTGTCAAACCCACCCTGTGGCTCTTGAGACGGGCTATAGGATGGTTAGACATCCAGCAACTGTGTTCCGCAAGGACACAATGTGCTTGCATGTCATGCCAAACATCAATGTCTTTCGCAAGTGGCTTTTTGCAGTTGGAATTGGAGGTGCCTCTCTTTGTAGTGGGGTGCCCGTGTTAGAATCTTTTTACCGTGCCTACATTCGTAATGGCACGTTTTCCAACAAGTTCAGGGAGACCAACCCGCATCGGTTTGCGAGAACCAGCACGAGGTCTGCCAAAATCACTGATGAAGCCCGCATCAGCTTCTATCATGCATTTGGAGTCTTACCACATATGCAAGTTTTTATGGAGACTTTCTGTGACACCATTGTCATAGATGAGCTCCAAACAGCGACAATTGACATGGATGATGTTGTTGACCAACCCGGGGGTCAAATCCTACATCATGCCCAAGAATAAGAAGAACAAGAAGTCACGCGCTGTTTATGGTAGGCAGCGTGCTGTCACAACACGACTACCATCTCCCTTCAACCGTATCGGATCGGACACTACGACTATCAAAGCTCGTGGTATTCTGACTTTGTCCGCGTTTAGCTCTGGGTATGCCGGTGGAACTTTGGGCCTTTGGCCCAAAATTTCCGGCGGCTCCACACCCAATTCGTTGGCCACCCTAGTCCCTTCAGTGGCTGGGCTTGCTGACATGTACGAGTACTTTATTGTCAACAATTTCAATGTGACTGCCGTGAGCACCGTTCCAATGACAATTGGTTCTGCTCTGGTTGTTGGCTATGAGCCAGATCTTACAACCGAAACTGCCGACCCAGCCTCTCTGGCTGATGTGATGATTTCTAAGCATCACATGTTGGTTCAGCAAGGATCGAGTAGATCCATGGCATTGCGCCCAATCAATTATCGTAATGATTGGTGTCGCAATTCTGTTGACACTTACAACACTCCGGACTCGCAGAATGGCTACTTGCAATGGTATTGCACGTATCACCCTGATGCTGGTACAGTTGTCGGTTATTTGGATGTCACGTTTGACATCACATTTGCCGGCCTGCACAAATCATAAAAACTTGCCTGCTAGGTTAAGTGGTACTGCGAAAACGAAATAAAAATTAACTTCGAACCAACATCTTGAGAAGATAGTTGCACCCTTGTCATTGGTATTCTCCACCACCAGTGGCGTGATCAGGGGGTGTATTCCATTGGATGGAGCTCTTGTTTGTTGAACGCTTTCTCTTTTCTCTTTCCACTAAAACATGTACTACTA